AGATGATTCTAATATACCAGTACCATCTGAATAATCGTGTGTATCGTGATTAAAGTTACTGATGAATGGATTTTGTAAAGTAATTAATTGTGTTTCAGTTCCATGAAACATACTATATATTTCAATGCTTGTTAGATAAGAAGTCTTAGCTCCTGTATCCATTCCCCAACGAGATTTTTTTCTAGCTGTGTATTTGTCATCATTTGTTGGATCATAATCTAAATTAGTATAGGATCCATCTGCATAATAATAGTTGTAATAGCTTTGCCAAAAATTTCTTAAACTTCCGATATTGTCATCATGAAATTTAATATTAATAGGATTGTATTTTATACTTCTTTGTATAATTACTCTCTTATTATACTGATTCAAATCTTGAATATCTATTTCAAATTTTGGCATATCTATAGACTTGACAAGATAGCTTAATTCATTAGGACCTACAGGCGCTGGAGAAGCAGTAAATTGATCCGATCTTGCAGCAGGATTAATATTAAATGTTACATAAAATAGGTATTTGCTTTTAGGAGCTCTAGAAAAATCGTTAGTACGAAATATCTGTGCGGCATGGGCATAATCCCGCACAGATCCACTACCTAATGAGAACCAAATACCCTGGCCGCTAGTAGCCATTAATATTATCCAGTAATGGCAAACGAAGTATTGTTAGTACCTACATGCATTACTGGTGTACCTATACCAGAACCAGTTGGGGTCTGAAGAGCATTATCAAAACGCATAGTCATCTTAATACTAACAGGATCGTTTTCTTTGTAATCAAACCCGCCGTAATCAACTTCAGTAATGAAGCAACCATACATTTCCCAGGTTTCAAGTACGCTAGGTGTAACTGCGCCGTTACCACCATCCAATACTTCAAAAATAGTTTGGAACTTATAGTCAATACCAGATACAGCACTTGCTTGTTCAGCAAAGTCAAACTGCTTCTGTACCTGCTCGCCAATTAGTCCAGTAACTCTGCCATTAACATCGTCACGGAAATCAACAGCACAAGTACCCCATTCTGGTTTACCCTGTAGGTACATTTTACTATTGTAAACGTCAATTGTAATTGGATTGAAGTTTAAAGTTGGACGAGTGAAGTCCATTACTTGCTTAGAAAGTTCTGAAGTTGGATTAGTAACTCCGAAATTTAAAAATGTAACTCTGAAACGATACTTTAGCTTAGGCATCAATAAGCCTTGGGCATTACTGCTCTGATCGGTGCTCAAAGGTACAGTCATTTTTGTTAAAGATGCAACTGCCATCTGTTGTTACTCCTGTTATAATTATTTATAGTTTCTGACAAAGTTTTTATCAGGCAGTCACAAAGAGAGGCTCTTAAGAGCCTCTCTTATATTATTATTTTTAAGCTAATGGAGTTGAAGTTGTAAGATTTCCTGCTCCAATCTGACCTGTAGCTTTTAGTCTTACTGGAATGTAGATAAATTCAACAGCCTTAACTGGTTCAATTGCAATATCAATATGCAGTTCATTACGATCAATTGTAGAATTTGTATTGTTTGTGGCATCACAAACTACCAAGTGATCATATAATCCACGGCGTGTTGTTACATCAATCATTAGTTTATCAATTAATGATTTTGCAGTATCTCTAGTTAGTTTATCATTTGGCTGGAATACCAATGGACGAACTAATGCTTCAATTCTTCCACGTAGATAAGCTACAAGACGTGCAACATTAATACGATCTAATGCTGTTGCATCCGATTGTCTTGTATGATTACCATAGTTAATACGTCCAACACCTGGGAAATAAGTGATTGGATTAATTTGATTTTCATAAAGAATATCTCTCAGTGATTGGGGTACTCCAGTTGAGACAAATGAATTATTATTCATACGATTAATATAACCAATTGATTGAACATTATCAATAACACCACGTGTATTTCCTGCTGGCGCAAACCAAACTTCACTGATCTGATCACTACGAATAAATGTTCTTAACATTGGAGTTGACATTGGAACTACAATAGATCCAACGCCACTTAATGGATTCATAATTGCAGCGCCTGGATAGAAAACAGCAGTATATGGATCGTTAGTGTTTAATGCAGCTTCAGATGTAGTCCCAGCACCTAATGAATCTGTTAGATAGTTTAAAATAGTTGTTGTATCAGTTGAAAGTCCCATTGGTACTTCACCAATGATAAATCCTGTATTTTTTCTATCATCATTTAGTACTTTTAGGCTATTAAGCAATTCTACGTAACCAGGGCAAGCAAGAAGATTGAATGATTTTCCTTCTTCACGCAAATCAGTGCTATTAGTAATGGCTTCTTCCATTGCACTGACAACAACATTACGAACTGCTTGACGTCCAAAGTATGGAACATTATTCCATTTCTTTCCACTATAGCTCTGCCAAGTATCCTTCACTAAAGGTAAACCAAGTAATGGGAAATTAGTACCATTGTAATAATTTCGAACATATTTCTTAACATTGTTGCTGCTACGACGTGTATTGAATAGCAAGCAACCATTTGGATATAGTGCAGGATTTGGTGCATCTAAATCAACATAGTTACTGCCTAACAACTGAGTAATAGGAACAATTTTATCTAAGAAAATGTCATGATCGCCGCCTGTGTTATCAGTATTGCCATCCCAACGTGCATCAGCAAACACAATACCGTTTTCAGTTGTTGAATCAGTTGTGTCTATTTTTACCCACTGATCAGAACTGCCTGCGCCAGTATTTGAAACACTAGACCAACGCCAAATAACAGGATAAGCATCATAATCGCTATTATCAATCCACAAATCACCATGTACTAATGCTGTTCCATCGCTTTGTATAGTTGGAGCACTATAGCTAAAGATTGAACCATTTGGATCAGTTTGAGAAAGATTATAACCTCTAGTATCCTGCGTTACGTTACGATAACCTTTCCAAACATTATTAACATTGACCATAATGTCAGCTTCTTGAATGCCTGAATAATACCATAATGTACCATTAGATGGAATAGAAGTAGGTTGAGTTGCTTGCTCAATAAGTTCAGTTGGATATACCCAATTTGACATTCTTAAAATACTTGGATTTCTAGTAGTGTTTGAAACATAAGGAACGGTATTATCAATTCCCATAGCAGCAACAGGTGTTCCACTTGTATCAGTAACAAACATAGTTCCGCCAGCAGCATGTGTGAAAACAAAATGTCCATAGCTGTCAACACTTGCACTAACGTCTAAAATACTATTAGTAGCCATTGCAATATTAAATGCCGATGCCAATCCTTGCACGGTATTGTTTGGACTATTTGGAACTGTGATAGTTATAGTAGAACTAATACTTGCTGAACCTGTTTGTGTTGCATTTATGGTAAATGTATTTCCAGCAGTAAGTGTTGGATTAGCAATCTTACCTGTTACAATTGTAGGACCTGTAGCAGCTCTTTCTAGAACTTTAAATGTTAATTCAGGGTTAGTTGATGAAAATCCTGAATTATATCTAACAAAAAGAGAATTTTTAGGAATACCTAAACCGCCTCTAGTTGGATCTAGCCCATAAATTGCATCAGTATCGTTGCCATATAATGATGCAGGAACAAGATCCCAAGTGCTTGTAACTGAATTTCTACGATAAAGTGAAATGTTTGCACCATAGTTATATGCAGTAGTTTTAACCCAAACACTGCCAGTAGGACGTGGGGTAGAATTAATAGTCTTCCATTGTGGGATGCTGCTATGAGCACTAAATTGCAATGCTGGGCCAGCATAGGTTCCAGCGATAATTCCCATTTGACTTAATGGCGTGCTACCTGAAGAAGGACTTACTGCTGAGATACTAACCTTACCATCTGTAGTTGTACCATCACTCTTAGAAGCACTTGTGGCAAATAAAGTAAACTTGTTATTAACAATAGCTGCTGTCACACCAGTGATACCAGCTCCACTATTCAATGCTTGAATCTGAGCTACTAATTGTGCATCAGTGGTACCTGTTAGAGAAATAGTAGTATTATTAATCTTAATAGAATTAGTAGCAGTTAAAGTAGTAACATTGGCATAAGTTGCCTGCAATGCAGGGGAACAAGTTGACTGCCAAGCAGTGCTACCTACTAATACCCAACTTCCTAGATAATTCTTAGTGTAAACAGGATTATTAGCATTAGTACCTACTATGACATAATTTCCTACATTTCCATAACTTGATTTTGGAGCATCTCCAGAAATTTGAGTTGAATCAGTTAAGAAAGTTGGAGTTATTTTGTTGAAAGCTTGTGCTGTGGCATCCCAAGAAAACAATCCCCATGATGTAGCAGATGCATTTAACCACAATGTGCCGCCAGCAGCAGCACTCGAAGGACGAATTGACGTACCTTGCAATTGATTTAAGTCAACGTCTGCTCTCATAACATATGCACTGCTAGTAACATCTAATACATTAAATGCTGCATGTAGACCATATTCAGACAATTCACTACCATATAGTCTATTTCCACTAGCATCTGTTGGGAAATTAGGCAGTCCAAACAAACTAGTTAATTCTCTTTGACTACCAACGGTATAAACTTTTCCTGCATTTGCTTTTGTAGTAGCTGTTGCAACTGAACCAGAAGAATTAGTCTTGTCTTGGGCAGTTGCCATTAAAATAAAAGGGGTAGTACCAACAGCAGTAGGAGCATAATTACTCTCATCAATTACTGTTACTTGTACGCCTGGTGAAACTAAATTGTTTGCCATGTTTATTACATCCTTTAGTAGGTTAGTAATATTTAGCGAAACAACTTAAAACCAGGGTGTTTGCAGAGGTTCTATTGGGATATAATAGCTGAGACTTTGTTTTTAAGATCTTGTAAGGATCCAACATTACGGATAATATGGTTACGTTTTACAAGCCTCCATTCCCATTCACTACTATGAATTTCAGGATGATATATTTCCATATGACGGCGCAGATCTTCATCGTCCGTAAATTTTTCGCTGTACCAAACAGGCAATGGAGGACGTTGTACTTCCCAAATTTCTCCATACTGACTTAAGATTACGTCAACTTCGTTACGAAATCTAACATCACTGATCACATAGTTTTTTGTAGGATCATTAGTGCGTCGCATGAGACTATGCACCCAAATATTTTTATGGAAATGATCTCGCATCACTTCAGTACCAATATGCTGTAGCACCCAACGAGGCGTAACAGGATGCTGCATGACATTGGACCAGTATTCGTCTACTTGTTCTCGCCACATACGACTCGCTTCAGTATCGCCCTGCAAGAGTTGTCTATCCCAACCAAATATAGCCGACACAGCGTCTTTAAGACTATCAGCAAATGATACTTTAATGAAACCATAATCTTCCACGAGGATGTTGGCAATAGTGCTCTTGCCTGAGTTGATAAGTCCAATAATTCCTACAATCATTTAGATACTATAACAGAAAAAAATTAATTAGCCAATAACAAACCACGCAGGAGTTTCGCCTGACATGTAATTTGATATTTCTGCTTCTAGTTTTTCAATCATTGCTGCTGAATCTTGTAATAGCTGGGCACCATTGAGCTGTGTACCGCCACCGGGTCCAGGCAAAGCGCCAAATTTACCACGAGCTTGCCCCAAACTACGCATACACAATGCAAGAGTATAATCTCGTATCCATGGCTGGCTATAAGTGTCTTGAAGAATAGTAATGTCAGGCTTATAGTTTTCAGTCCATAGCAAGATAGTTTCTTTATCAGCACGAGGACGACGCATAATTGTTAGTTGTTTGGTTACACTATTGAAAGTGAAATTTAAGAACCCACCAAACATCTTAGCTGCTTCTTTAAGGAACATGCTGTAGAAAGCATAAGTGGCAAGACCTCCTACACGACCTGATTGGATCATGTAGAAGTTAACAAAGCCTGCTTCGAATGGCTCGTACTGACTAGAAGTACCGCTATTAGATCCGATATTTCTCTTATAGCAATTACGTACACTAATTACCTCTTTTGGAAGTGTATATACGTTAGTATCTTGTTGTAGCTCTAAGAAACTATAACTTTCTTCAACAGAATTGCTGCTGCGCTGCCTAAAACGAAGCAAAGATTGAGTTAACGCTTGTTCATAATGCACAGGATCAAGTTCAACATCGATCATCCCGTCGCCTAAGCTATAACGTACATAATCGAATACTTCATTTTTGGATTCTTGTAAAGTGGTCATCGCACATTATTTATTCGTGCGATGACCTATTCAGTTACTTGCTTGCTTTAAGCAGCACAATATCTGCCGACAACCTGCCATTCAACTCTACAGGCACTGCCTTGATATCTTCAAGGAAAGAGCGCAGTGCAATCTTGCCGCTATTGGCAAATTGTTTTAGCTGTTCAGCAGGCTTACGCAATGTCTTAGCCACTGACTTCTTCTCATCATAGCCCAGTACCGTGCTACCTTTAATACCTAGCTGACCAGCATCTGCGGCAGCAACATACTTGCCCATCTTGCGTGTCTTGATGTTGTAGATCCACAACTCCTTAGCACCCATGATGTCTACAGGGTTGACGCTGACAAGATTCAGTTCTTTGTTTTCAACACAATACTTGACCTTACTGACCATCTTCTCTCTCGAAGGAGCTTTTTTAACTCGAGCCTTACGAACTGCCTTCTTAACAGCACCATAAGTTTCAAGCGCATCAGTCAGTTGGCTATAGAATTCACTGAGATGTTTAAGTTTAGCTTTGTCAATATGACGATAGCCTTCCTTCAACTGCTCATCAGCTGTCTTGCCTTTAGCAGCAAGCAGCTCTTCCATACGGGGAGTGAATACTTCAGCAATTTGATTGACGAACTGTTGCGGG